TCGTCACGCTTGATGAAATGAAGAATTATCTGAGAGTGGACCACACTGATGATGACGAACTCATAGGACACATCCTTGAATCAGCGGAGCGCGTATGCATGGATATCGTTAGAACGGACGACAGTGCAAAATTCGAGGAAATGGTCAATGCAAGGACTGCGGTCATGTATACGGCTGCATATTTTTATGAGCATAGAGAAGAGGCTGATTTCCACGAATTAACGCTGATGCTCAGAAGCCTGTTGTCAGGCAGCAGGGAGGCGGGATTTTAATGAATATCGCACTTCTCAATACAAGAGTAACATTCCAGAAGCAGCTGACCGAGATTGACGATATAAGTAATCACGTAAACTCATGGACAGAATATTTCACATGCGCTGCAACGATCAGCGGTGAGGGCGGCAGTGAATCATATCAGGCGGCTGAGACCAATGAAAAGTCGGATATATGCGTAACTGTGAGATGGTGCAAAAAGACCGCTGAAATAAAGTCAACTGAATACCGCGTAATGTTTGACGGAGAAATTTACGACATACTCTCAGTAGATCATTTCAGCTATAAGAAGGATGCAGTCAAATTCCGGTGCATAAAGGTGAAGAGATGAAGATAGAAGATCTGGCGGATGCCATTGAGGATGAACTGAATATCTATGCAAAAGGCAGCGCTGCAGTNGTAAAGAATGCTGTGAAGGATACTGCAAANGAAATAAAGGATGGCATCGCNGCAGGTGCACCGGTAGGTGTCACCGGAAAATACGCAAAGAGCTGGAGAGTAAAGAAAACAGCNGAAACTGATACGAGTGTCTCCTATATCATACACGCAAACAAGGATGGATATCGCCTGGCACACCTTCTGGAGTTCGGTCATGTAAATCGTGACGGTGGACGCACAGACGCGAAAGAACATATTGGTCCTGCAGAGAAGAAGGGTAAGGCATCAATAGAAAAGAAGATAAGGAGCGGGTTGAAATGACAGTAGCAGAGATACTTAAGGACACAGGCCTTCCGTACGCGTATGACCACTTTGCGGAAGGCGAGTCACCGAAACCGCCCTTTGCCGTGTACTACCATCCTGAGAGCACCAATTTCGGTGCAGACAACATCGTATGGTCAAGAGCGGATACGGTCTACCTGGAACTTTATACAGATAAAAAAGATATAGAAACTGAAAACATTATAGAAAAAGCACTGATGCAGAATGGGATCTACTGGGATAAGTCTGAGACCTGGATAGATTCGGAAAAACTGTACGAGGTGCTTTATTCATTTGGAACGGAGGGATTTTAATGTCCGACAGCAATAAGATCACATACGGTCTTTCCAATGTGCATGTATGGCCGATAACATCGGTCACAGCAGATGGGAAACCGACATACGGCACTGTTATAAACATGCCGGGAGCAATTGAAATGTCACTTTCAGCAGAAGGTGATACCGCGACATTCTATGCGGACAACATATTGTACTGGACGGCAGAAGCCAACAACGGATACAGCGGTTCACTTACGATCGCGGAGATGCCGGAAGATTTTGCACAGAAAGTGCTCAATCAGATAAAAGACAACAACGGTGTATTGATAGAAGATTCTACAGCGACAGGGACTGAGTTTGCGATGGCATTCGAGTTTGAAGGAGACATCAACAAGAAGAGGATACTGTTCTACCGCTGCACAGCGGGGAGACCTGATGTTGGTTCATCATCCAAGGAAGACAAGATCGAACCGAACAAGCAGGAGATCTCCATCAAAGCATCACCAAGGCTCGATAACCATTACGTGAAGGCAAGCGTTGCGGATGCATCATCCACGGCATANTCGGCATGGTACGGCGCATCACCGTATGAAGCAGTGACGACAACAGNANCNGCTTCAAAGACAAGCACTTCGACTTCCGGGTCTTAAAGGAGGCATTTAAAGGATGATAAAGAATATTGAAATAGCAGGCAAAGATGTCAAATTTGATACTTCACTGTCATGGATGTTCCTGTATAAGACACAGTTCGGCAGTGATCCAATAGATATCATAATGCCGGCGATCAAGGCGGCGGTACCGCTCTTTGAGAATGCCGGTAATACCCTTACTGCAGCGGATATCGATATGATAACGGATGTGCTTTCAGAGATGAATGTCACTGAAGGACTGCAGCTTATATGGGCGCTTGCGGCGAACGCGGAAAAAGATATAGATGAGCCTTCTGCATGGTATCACGGATTCGATACTTTTCCGCTTGATGAGATACTCGCCGGCATCGTGCCGGCAATAGTCGAATCATGCCTAAGTACAAAAAAATTCCAGGCACTGTCTCAGGCGGCAAAGAAGGCAGTGCCGAAGAAGCGAACATCGAGAGCATCCTCACGGCAGGCCTGATGCGGGGTCTTCGTATGAATGATACGAGGACGATGACGCTCGGAATGTGGATAGATTACATCATCGAGTGGAACAGCATCAATATGCCAGACGGAAATACGAACAGGAAGGCAACGCAGGAAGACTTCGATAAGTTCTGATCGTGCTGCCAGCACGATAGATAAAAGGGAAGGAGGGCCAAGTCATGGCTGGAAATATAAAAGGTATAACCATCGAACTGAACGGGGACACCACTAAGCTTGATAAGGCTCTCCGTGAAGTGGGAAAAGAAACAAGGACCGTTCAGCGTCAGCTTTCTGAAGTGGAGAAGGCGCTGAAACTGGATCCTGGGAATACTGACCTCATAAAACAGAAACAGAGACTTTTAGGCGAAGAGATACAGTCGACAAAAGACAAACTTGGTATGTTGCGGCAGGCTGACCAGGATGTTTCAAAAGACATGGGAAAGGGGACTGCGGGCGCTGCTGAAAAGCACAGTGAACTGCAGAGACAGATTACCGTTACGGAATCCAAGGAAAAGGCGCTTCAGAAAGAGTTCGACAAACTGAAAGGTGTGTCAGGAGACACATTAAAGATAGCCGCAGGATTCGAAAATGCGGGAACAAAGATCAAGTCGGTCAGTGATAAGGTCGGCAGCATCGGCAAAGGCATGACAAAAGGTGTCACGGCACCGGTAGTCGCAGTAGGTGCGGCAAGTGCTAAAGCTTTTACCGAAGTCGACGATGCAATGGATACGGTGGTCAAAAAGACAGGAGCATCCGGCAAGTCTCTCGATTCCATGAAAAAGAACGTGGAGAACATAGCAACGAGCATCCCCACGACCTTTCAGGCCGCAGGCGACGCAGTAGGTGAAGTCAATACAAGATTCCATCTGACGGGCAAATCTTTAGAGAGCGTATCTGCGCAGTTCGTCAAATTCGCAGATATAAACAATGCGGATGTGACGGATTCAGTTCGCGGAGCGCAGATGGTGATGTCAGCGTTCGGACTTAAAACAAAAGACACAGGCTCACTTCTCGGTGTGTTCACAAGCGTATCGCAGAAGACCGGTGTATCGGTCACTGACCTTATGAACTCACTTGTGCAGAACGGCGCAACATTCCGTGATATGGGACTTTCAGCACAGAATGCCGCTACGCTCCTCGGTAATTTTGAAGCCGCCGGCATCGACTCCAATACTGCAATGGGATCTTTAAAGAAAGCCATGACGGCATTCCAGAGCAAAGGCATCGATGTAAATAAGGGGCTAAAAGATCTGATAGGCAGTCTGTCAGACGGCAAGGTAACGACAAAGGATTATAACTATGCGGTCAGCATACTCGGTAAGAGGGGCGCTGATGCATTCGTAGATATGGCTAAGAGCGGAAGACTGTCGCTTAAGGGTTTGTCTTCAAATCTGTCTGATTACGGTTCTACAGTTGATGACACATTCAAAGGAACACTTGATCCGATAGACCAGGCGAAAGTCGCGCTCAACAATCTGAAGGTGACGGGCGCACAGATATTCACATCGCTTCAGGAGATAATAGCTCCTATGCTTCAAACACTTAATTCTAAGCTTCAGGCGCTCAATAAATGGTGGCAGACGCTTTCACCCGGTATGCAGCAGGCAATCATAAAGACAATGATGATAGCAGCTGCCATAGGGCCATTGCTTATCGGTGTTGCAAAGATAGGTTCAGCCATAGGCACCATTGCCGGCGGAATAGGTAATATGATAACCATCGGCTCTAAGATGGCTGCTGTCTTTTCAAACGTAGGCGGCATGGCGGGCATCATGGGCAAGGCAATAGGATTCATTACAAGTCCTGTCGGTATCGTGATAGCCGCGATCCTGGCTGCGATAGTAGTAGGTGTACTTCTATACAAGAACTGGGACAAGATCAAGGCAGCGGCTCAGAAAGTATTCACGGCCATAAAGAATGTCATTGTGCCGGTGATGAACACGATAAAGAATGTGATAAATACGGTATGGAACGGGATAAAATCATTTTTCATAACTGTATTTTCAGCCATTGGTAAAGCCGTACTCTTGTATTTCAGCGCATATCTCACAGTTATAAGAACGATACTGAATGTGATAGGAACAGTCGTAAGGGCAGTATGGCTCGGCATAAAAACGGTGATCACTACCGTTGTAAGATCCATAAAGACTGTTGTGAGTGGTGCATGGAGAGGCATCAAGGCGGTAACTCTTGCGGTGTTCGGTGCGATAAAGTCTGTAGCAAGGACTGTCTGGAACGGCATAAAGATGGCTGTCCTGACTCCGGTGCGGGCAATAAAATCTGTTGTCACATCGATCTGGCAGGGGATAAAAAGTGTGACAGTAAGCGTCTGGAACGGCATAAAGAATGCCATAACAAAGCCTATAGAGATTGCAAAGAACATCATAAAGAGGATCGTGGATACCATAAAAGGTTTCTTTCATTTCAGAATAAGTCTTCCAAAGATACCAATGCCGCATTTTTCCGTCATACCTTCCGGGTGGAAACTCGGAGACCTTCTAAAGGGCAAGATCCCGCATCTTGGCATCAAGTGGTATGCGGAAGGCGGGATACTTAAAAAGCCTATGGCATTTGGCACATCGGGAAACGATATCCTTGCAGGAGGAGAAGCCGGGTATGAAGCGGTAGCTCCGATAGATACCCTGAAAGGTTATGTCCGTGATGCCGTGGCAGAGGCAGGCGGCGGCGGTCAGGTGTTCAATATTTCGATGACAGTGAACGGGGCGAACGACCCGGAAGACTGGGCAGCGCAGTTCGCAAAGAGCCTGAAACGGCAGATGAGGATGGGATGAAATGGCGAAAAGTAAAAAAAGTAAAAGACCGACCGGACTTTCCATCTCAAGGAACGGGATGGTATTCACGTTCAAGTGGAAGAAAGGCGATACATATAAGGACGGGCAGCAGCTTCAGTACAAGATAGGAACCGGAAAGAAGCCGGGATGGAAAGACTTAAGCATAGCAGATACTGCGACCAGCAAGGCAGTATCACTTTCTGCGGGTAATTATTATCCGGCGTCAGGCAAAAGGACGCTGAGATACATAAGTTTCAGGGTGCGTGGAAATCATGACAAAAAGAAGAATGACAATTTCGGATGGAGCGAATGGTCGGATAAAACATTCGATGTCCTTATACCGAAAAGACCGTCATCTGCCGTTTTTGAATTAAGTGAAGACTACAGCAATGT